AGGTTGAGACAGCCTATAGCTCTCTTACTTACGAGAAGCTTAAAGAGTTTGTTGATTGGTTAGAGGCAAGAACAAAAGACACCGGGGATACTGACGAGCATGAATGAGGAGCTAGAGCCCACGCTTAAAGGCTGTCCGTTTTGTGGTAGCAATCTAATTACATTGAGCAAGCATATTATTTTAAATGCAAAGCGGCTCACTATTGCCTGCTTGCGTTGTGGCATGATGGTAGCCCATATGGATAATCAAGATTATTTTAATGATGTTAACGTAGTGATACCCAAGTGGAACCAAAGAGCATGAAAATAATTAATCCAGTTCGCATTGATAGGATAAGCTTTGCTGATGGATCATACGCTGAGCTTCAAAGGCCTACGGTTATGAGCGAGCATACAACAGAGCTGTTGATCGATTATCTTAATCTGATGATGAAAAAAGTTAGGTTTCAATATGAAGACCAGCTAAAAAAAGATGAAGACCAGCTAAAACAAGAGGCTCTTGAATCATTATTGTTTGAGCAGGAATGAAAAAAGCATGAGAACATTTAAGCGTGTTGTAGTCTTTAAAGACAAAACGAACACGATAACCGTAGAACGCAATAGGAAAGTTAGTAATGCTCAGCCGTTTAGGATTCGAATACTTGATACTGAAATCGAAGATGGTGAAATCATTCTGTGCGAGATAGGCATGAGTAACGAGGAGTTCAAAGAGTTTATTCATATGCTTATAGACAAGTGGAATGATCATAATCTATTCAGCTTCCCCGGCAAATAGAATTTGTGCTATGTTTATAGTGACACTGTGCTTTGCTTGTTGGCTGGTCAATAGGTGTATGTCTTTAGCAAGCACGATAATTTAATTCAGTTAGATTTAATAACTATATACCACAAAGGATTATATGGCTTACAAAGGTCAGACAAAGTACAAAGAAACGATGCCAGCCCAGTTGATAGAAATGTTTTCAAGGGGTGAAGATCGAGAAGACTTCTGCGCCCTTCATGTTATTAGTTATGCCACGTTTGATATCTGGTTGCAGCATCAGTCAGAGTTTGCTGAGGCTTACGAGGTTGCCAAGGTTAAGGCTAAGACATGGTTCAACAAGCTAGCCCGTGACCATCTTATCAACGAGCATGAAGGCCCTAAGCTTGATTCTAAGTTGTGGTCAATGCTAATGCGTAATCGCTTTGAGTTAACCGAGCACCGCAAACTTAAGATGCTAGGATTAGATAAGGCTAAATCTCCTGTTGATCAAGTTAAGATTGTTATGAGCGAGCTTGCAGCAGGTAACCTTACAGGCTCAGAGGCTCAGCAAATTGCCAAGCTTATTGAAACCGGTGTAACAGTTAACGAGCATACAGAGCTTGAGCAGCGCGTGGCTGAGATAGAAAAGGCAGGTAGGATAGGTGTAAGTGATGATAAGTTTAAAGAGGAAGACAGCCCCTAGGCTGCCTCCTCTGTTGAATGGTTTAAAATAATTCGGTTAAGTATCTTAGATGCAATCCTAACTATAGCTTGTACTTGCTCTGGCTCATCAGTATGCCAGCTTAGGTTGGCCGCTTCTTCTAGCTCGCTTGCAGTTAAGATATACATTAGCCTACGCTTAATCTCGTTTACGTTCTTCTCATCCCTTAGCAGCTCCCTTGTAAAGCTAAACACTTCCGCTGGTCTAGCACGTCTACAGTCAGATTTGTTTAAATAATTTTGCGCTTCGATTATCTCTAGGTTATTAGTTACTATCATTTCATTACCTCAGTTGTTGTCATTGAGGTAATGTTAACAATGTTATTAACGAGTGTCAACAGTTATTTAAAAATTATTTTTTAATATTTCTATTAACGCCAACCATCATCTTGCTAGGATACTTGTCAAGCGGTGAGCCTTCTTTACTGTTGCGAGCTCTGGCATATTCTTTCTGCTTGAGTAGGGCAGGCTTGTTGTAGCAGTCAAGCCAACCGACGTGACCGTATTGGAAACCTGCGCTTGCGTGTGATGCCCAGTCATGAACCTCGTCAGAGGAAAGCGCCCTGGTTGTTTCGTTGTATGCAGCCCTTGATACGCTAAGGGCTTCTAGTCCTGCCTTGCATCCCACGGCATCAAACCAACACTGGTGGAAGTTAGACCGGGCAATCTGTACCCGTTCAATTACTCTACACATTGGCACAGGTGTTACCGGGATACCTGCTTGCATGAAGGATACATAGCGTGTCTTGCCTGTGGTGTATTCGGTATGGCTTATATCGTGTGGCATGAAGTGGTGGCCGTATCGTTGGAAGCCGTAGTCATTCATTACTTTGGCTAGTAATGTTTTGTAGTATTCAATGCTGCCGTAGTTGTGATCATGTTGATAGAAATATCTAAACTGTGCCTTACTCCCAACACCTATCACTTGGAAAAACCATATCGCATTGGTATCCCTTGAACCTAAATCCCAACTGGTATGTACGGGTAGCTTGGGGTAGAGCTCAAGGCCTTTAACAATGCGTCCTTCCTTGTGGGCGAGCTCTAATTGTTCAGCAAAGAACGTACCCTTAATTGCCACGTCATCGTTGCAATAATATTCTTGTTGAATAAGATCTTCATCCATGCCGCTGTCACGTTCTTCCTGGATTTGTTCGGGGCTGAAAATATAATTGCCATCGTTATCTCTGGTGTCATCAACAGTTAACTTGCGACAGAACCATTTAGGATTGTTCTTATTCTGCTGGAACAATCTATAGGCGTGCCCCTTACCAAAGCTTGTGTAATTAAAAGCGGCTATGCCCTTTGAGCGTTTGATAATGGGGCGTAAGTAATCCCATATACGGGGGTGGGTTTTGTGAAACTCTGACATCCAGATAGAGGCAAGGTTACTACCAAGGTGAGCGTTAAGGATATTGTTTGCGCCGGTGATGTGTAAGATCGAGCCGTTGATAAAATGAATCTTACATTCAACTTGGTTTAACTTAACTATTAAATGCCGTGGGATTATATCTAACCAGCGTACACCATCTAGCGTTGTTCCTTCCCAGATAACATTACGTGCCTGTCCAATCATCGGTAACGTATACAAATGATTACCCGGTACTATACAAGCATAGAGCCAAGCGCAATTGAAAAACTCAGCGTCTTTACCAAAGCGCCGGTGCGCGTTCTCTATAAAGTATTGATACTTACCAGAGAACACGGCTTCAATAAGCTTGCGTTGATCAGGGTAAGCATTAAAGACATCAACAAAGAAATCTATTTCATATACTTGCATTAGAATAGTTTCTTGTTGGCGGCTATCTCTTGCTGTCGATGTAGCCTTGAGTGTTCACCGTTAGTCATTAACAATAAATTACACATTCTGTTATCATCCCTTATGCCGTTAATATGATGCACTACTTCGTTTCTCTTAAGCTTTCTTTTTATTTTCTTTTCCATTTTAAAGACATGCTCTTTAATTCCATTGCCATCACCAGAATATATAACAATGTAACCATTCTCCATCCATTTGCCCGGCCTATTGTTTGATCTTCTATAAGACGATCTACAAAGATTAGAACAAAATTCCCTGGAGCTTCTGATTTTTTTAAAATGTTTGCCGCAGTATTTACAGTCTGTAAACTTTTCAACGAGTTTCATTCTACAGGCCACGGAGCAGCAAGCAACTTCTGTTATTCTTTGCCTGGTAGAAGTTAATTGAAACTTAATGAAACAACAAGGGCAGTTTACTATTATTTTTTTGTTAGCATACCCGCACGCTTTAGAACAGAATCTTTGACTAGAGCGTTGATAGCTTGAATAGTTAGCGTTGCAATATTCACACGTCTTAGAAACTTTAGACATTATATGTATCTTATATTTATTGGATACAAACATTCTACTTGTTTAACTTTCAACGTGCAAGTCGGAGTAACATAACCCTTGACGTCAATAAATTCTACAGTGCCATTAGCATAAAAGACTGTAAAGTCTACTACATATTTTGTAGAGCCTGGCAAATGAAATGGCGTCTGTCTTAAAAAAAATAAGACCTCACCTTATCTTACCATTAATTTTAATGATTGATAATAATTTGCTTCCTTTTTGGATGCGAATTTTATTCCGTCATTCTCAGTTGGCTTGGCGTGGAACTTATGCTGCGCTTTCATCATGTTTAATCTGCCCTATAATAGATTCTGCTTGTTTAATAAACTCATCTATTTTACTACA